GAGCTTGGGTTTGAAGCATTGGGCGAATATCTTCGTCCAGGCAATTATCGGCAAAGTCCACCAGGGTGACGTTTAATCCACCAAAGAAAGCTAACGCCAAACCGCCTCGGCCCGTTCCACACCCCAGATCAAGCACCGTTTCGCCCTTTTTGGGCTGGGCCTGAGCCAGAAAATCCATTGCACAATGCTCACCTGGGGCCACAGTCCGGTACTCCGGCTTGCTCCACATCGTTTTATAGATGTCCTTTTCGGCTGGGCGAATGACATTAATTTGCACAGTGGGCGGGTCGGAGTGAAAGGAGGTGAACACTAATTAGAACTCCTTATGATGGCGCTGTTTACATCGTTGTTTGGAAACTCAATAGTAAGCGTTCCATTGGCTACGATCTTATCGGACCCAAAGTTAAGGATCGCTACCGATCTGTTAGCTTTGCTTGAGTTATAAATTAGCGCACCCCGGCAGGTAAATGACGCACTGCTCCAGGTTGTGTTGTCAAAACTGACATACGCTGTGGTGCCGCTTGACCGAACGGTTGCTCCTGTTAGCGTATTCCCCCCGGCCGTGTACCCGGTGCCGGTGACTTCCTGATTTGTTGAGTAAGCCGTCGTGCTGGCCAAGAGATCAGCGTTGGCGTTGAAGAGCGCAATCTTGATCGTGTCATCAATAAGATCGTGAATGCCCTCGTAGAGCTCTGCCTTAAACGACGTGGTCTGTGTTTGAACGATCATCGCACTGGCATCCTGAACTGACCGTTGCGATACGCATCACTACGGTTTTTGCCCTCAGCGAGCTGTTTCAACATGATCATGGCTTCATCAAACCGCTGACGATAATTGGCGATGACATCCGGATCGCTCTTCATAAAAGCAGCTGCCTCTAACAGGGCGCCGTATAAGAGGACCGAATCAAAGTCATCTCCCAACCAGCTTGTCCCGGCCGTGACTATTGACTCGGGATAGTAGAAGTAGTGCAGCTCCATCTGGTAGGACAGATCCGGCGTAGGCCCTAAGATGAACGTGTTCTGGTCCCAATAACCGTAATGCTGAGGCTTGCCTGTATCTGTAGGCGAAGGATAAGACTGGCGTATGAAGTTGACATCCTTGTCCAGGAGATACTCATACTCTCCCGTCACTGGGTCAATCACCGCCAGCGAGAAGTTGGCCAGCCAGTCGGATGGCGCTTCTAAATACTTGTTGTTAGCGGTCGCCGAGCCAATAACGTTTTTACGCAAATCCAAGAGTTGAACCGCATTAAAAACACGCTGCTCTGTTTCTTCGACAAACGTTGCAATTTGAGTTGCAGAAGTAAACGACCCGACCGTGTCTGGGAAGTCGTTCTCGGCGTACCCTTTGATTGCAGCGGTAAGTTGTGCGTAATTCATTTAAGCCATAGGTCCTCGGGCCATCACGCCCTTTGTTGCTGCACCAGTGCCACGAATCTTAATCCCGCTCGTCTTAACGTTATCCCTGCCTGGGTCACCAAAGCTAACCCGCCCTGCAGGAGTGTTGCAGGTAAATTGATTGGCAGCAAGTGTGTTGGGATCGGGAGGCCGGCTTACCGCTAGCATCGCCTCTTTAGGCCCAATGTCTTTGCCATCCATGGTATGAGGAGGAGCATAAAGCGCCCCATCTCCAACCTCTTTGCCCATTACCTTTTTGCTGTACTTGGCCATTATCGCCCCCTTACGGATTGTCGCTGGTTCATTACCTTTGCCATGCCTCGACCGTACTTCTTCATGTCTAACGATGTAGGACCACCGGCCTTCATCTTCTTGGTGCTTTTTTTGCCATGCATAGCTTTCTCGTGGGCCTTAACGACTCGACGAGCCTCGGCCTTGGATACTTTGCGTACTTTGCTTTCCATTGTTTACTCCTAAGAAATTGAGATTGTCACGTTACCTACGAAGGTTTTAGCCACTAAATCGTTTGGCGTCAACCCCGAATCAGAACCCCGTGCACCACCGACCGGTGCCCAGCCCCATTGAAACACCCGGCTTCCTGTCTCCGGGAACCCAAAACCCAATACCTCTGTGCTGTTGGTCGTTAGCTCTTGCAGGCCACTTGTGCCGGATTGTTGATACGAGACATCGGGCCTGGGCTCTCGAACTGCCTGTGGATCGTTAACTGGGTACATGCCCAGTTGAAGCTGTGGTTGGTCCGGATCCCAACAGCTGGGGCAGACCTTAATCTTAAATGGCCGTGTCTTCACTGTCTGGATGCGCAGCTCCTTGAGCTTATAACGCTGGGCACACCGATCGCATTCAGCGATGGCGTACTTACCAGAGGCGAACCGGTTTGACATGATCTAGCCGTAATAGAACATATTGCGGGGGACAATCCGCAACGGGGCTGTTTCCCGATCCTCGGAGGAGGCCATCATCCACTGCTCTTCATAGTCGGCTTTAAGCATGGCAATACGCTGCATGTCCACGTTGGGCAGCTTCATGCTTAAATGAAACGCTATGCCCGAGACCATGCAAGGGATCAATCGAAATGGGATGTCTTGCACCGTCGTGCCGTTTCCAGCATCCTGCATCCGGCGCATTCTCCAATAAATTAAAGTGTATTGGTCGCCAGGCGCATTTGGAGTTGGCCAGATGTTCACGCACGGGAGGTTCTGATTGGTTAGTACCGCTCCACTGAGGTGAGCTGCAGCCGTCGTGTAATTTTGACCACGGGCGCAGTTGAGCAGCTGGTTATTGGTGATGTCTACGTTTGGATAACTAATCGTCTCATTGCCAATCTTTATGAACCCGGCCGATGCCAACACCGCTGCATTGGAGACGGAGATGGTTGTGTCTAGCGCACTGATGTTAGCCGTCAAAGTTTCCGTGGTTATGTTTTCATTGCCAGACTGACGGTTGAACCAATACTGAATAGGGCGCCCCTGCGTCAGTTTGTTCGGGATTGACGAGTAAGTGGGCTCTGCAATGTTGCTGATATTGATGTCTGTTTGATTGAGCGTCCCGGGGTTTTGTCGTATGACTGTGTCCAGGAGTTGAATCGTATCGCTTGGAACGGGATAGATCGCCTGGCCAGTCACCAGAGGAATCGTTCCCTGCTCGATTGTCCAAAGGTTGATCCCTCGGTTGGCCCACTCAATCGTCAAAAGGTTTAGTGTTCGTCTTGCTGTACGCAGGTCATAACCCGAGCGCAGCTCAGAGCCGCACCTCTCAAACGCCTCTTCAATAAGGTTGTTGAGGTCAAGATTAAATATCGAGGTCCCTGAGGTGGGCATCTTACTTTCCTAACTTGCGTAGGGTTTGGGCTAATCGTGCCCGTTGCCCCATTTTACCGGGCTTCTTGGCTGCTGCGGCTAATTTCTTTGCCGGTATCTTCTGGCCTTCTTTGACTCCCAATGAGCTTCGCAAAGCGCCAGGCTTCTTGATTGCGTCTTTGATCCAACCGCCCTTCTTTGCTATGACGGTCTTTTTTTCCTTTTTCTTCTTAAAAGGATCGTGGACCATGCGTTCATCTACTTTGGGGGCTTCAATAGTCTTCATCGGAACCTCGCTGTTTTCTTTGCAATTCCCTTAGGTTGAGACACAAACTGCTTACCCTTAGCTTTACCTGCCCGTTTGGCCCTGGTAGTAGCTGCATATTCTGCGGGAGACAAAGACTTAATGGCCTTCTCGGGAAGGTATCGTTCACCAGTAACCGAGGAAGGCTTGCCACTCTTAGTTCTCCACTTCTGGCCGGTCCATTCTTTCAAGCTCTGCTGCGGCTTCTTTAGCGGCATTTGTCTCTACCTTTCGCATCTCTCTATAAGTGTCCGTGGCGACTAAAATCCAATCAAACACATTTCCATGCTTCTTTGGATCGTAGACTGGTTTACGGATCACTTATAGCCCCCGCCCTTTGCTTTGTACTTCTTAGCTAAGAGCTGTGCTTTTCTCCCGGACCACTGCCCTGGTGCCGTTCCTTGAACGCCAGACGCCTTAATCTGTTCAAAAAGTCGCTTGCGCATTCCAGGCTTCGTATAAACGCCTGCTTGATTGACCTTGGATTTGACCTTACCGCCATCCGCATACGTCGTGAACGTGTCACCATCCTTGCGCCT